CAGGGAAGATGGGAGTCAGGAAACTATGCCGCCGAACGCCTATGTGACGGCCTCATTATCCGGAGACGGAACGGCTACCGTAACCAAATCCCCAAACCAAGGAACTGCCTTTGCTCAGGCGATGGAGATGTGTCCTTAACCATATGGCTTGACAGGCCCAACAGGCCCAACACCGCCAGTTTGCGGGAGAAGACCAAGCGGAATAGTTGAATCAACTGCCAGGCATATCGTGTCGGTGTACCACTCGTTCCCGCGAGTATCCCCGTAGTGGTCTACCACGATTGCCTTGTAAAAACCGTCATCAGCGACATTAGCCTGCTGAGAAACAAATGCATTACTTGTCCCGGAGTTAACGCTCAGTCCATAGCGATATAGCTGAATGCTCGCGTTATCAATCTTCAGCCGCTTTCCTATTCGAATTCCCGGGTTCAGAAGCGTGCGCACAGTTATCCCGTTTTGCGTCTGCTCGGGAAGTCCAACCATCCCGGTTGCGGCAGAAACAACAACCGCCTCCCCGGGCAAGTAGGCATTGTTCGGAATGAGCATCATCTTTCCGTCCTGAATGCTCCAGCTCGCATCCTGCGTTTTTCCCAGCGTGTCGAGGAAGTCGCGCGTCATCCCATAGAAGACCTTTCCGCGAGCCAGTTTGCTGGCAGACATCTGCGGCGCGTACCCCAAGGTAATACCTCTAGAGGCCATCGACGCCAACGCCTGCTCCAAATGGTCCTGGGCGGTTGATCCGGCGGCGAGTGTCACATTCATTACGGCGAAGTTATAGGCGCTGTCGCCATCGGCGGCAGTGATATCGATATAGGTGTCAGTCTGGCTTTCGCGCCCACGCCGAACCTGCTTGATCGTGCCGTCGAAGATCGTGCCGTAGCTACCTGGGTATCCGGCCTGCAGGACGACACGCTCGAACTCTTTCTGGATCCGCTGGACCGTGTCGTCATTCAGGTTGTACACCCGGATGTCAGCGGAGTTCGGCGTCCTGAAGTCCCCGCGGCGCACAGCGAAGCGGATACGCAGCCCGGAAAGGTCGATGGCAGTATCAGCATCGCCCACCTTGAGGCTGATTTGGCGCAGGTACTGGGGTACGCTCATTTCTACTCCGTGAACCAGTAAAGGTGTGAGCCGACCCCAAGGTTATCGAAGGTCGGCACAGCGTCAGGGGCTGCCGTGGTCTGGCACCACAGCACGCCGGTGAAGCCCAGGTAGGCATACTGTTCAAGCAGGTTTGCACCGGTCACCAGGGGAATGCCCTGGATGATCGGGTTGTTGCTGGTGTCGGCGATGTCGAGGATCCAGCCGGCACCGTCGGCATTGCGCCATTGCACGGTCAGCCGGTAGTCGGTTCCAGACAGCGAGACCGTGAACGTCTGCGGGGCTGGCGTGAGCGGAATTTCGAAGTTGGCCATGGGCTTATCCGTTGGGTGGCTGCCAGCCGCCCGGGGCAGGATATGCGGTTGCGACCTGCTTATTGCCGGTATCGGCGGTTTCAGCCGTATCCTGGGGCTGGGCCTGGTTTTCCTTGGGTGGCAGCGTGGTGGCCTGGGTCTGGACGATGAGGATCTGCTTGAAGGTGGCAGTCACCATCAACGTGTATTCGCTTTTCTCGTCCGTGGTCTGGCTCAGGCTGCGCATCAGCATGTTGGTGTAGAGGCGCTTACCGGTGGAGACATCGAACGGGATCCGCGACTCCTGGAGCGCCAGCAGCTGGTTGTATATCCCCGACACATAGTCGGACCCGAAGGCATCTCCGCCGGTGAGCGCCGACAGCAGTCCTTGCACGCCGTTGAGCACACCGCCGAGGCTGGAATTGCTCCAGCCGCACCTGATGACCAGGTCAGGCTGTTTCTTGAACGCGTGGTCCGTGATGTTGGCGCCCAGTTGCACCGGATGTTCGGTGATCTGCAGCTCGTCCGTGCCCATTTCTTCCAGGGTGACGTGCGCCACGATGCTGCCGATCGATCGTTTCGGGTCGATGGTGATAAAGCCTGCAAAGTTGGGCATGTCATTGCACCGCCGTGTTCAAGTTGCGGGTCGCTTCCCGGTTCACCTGGCCCTGGGCACCGCCAACAGCCTTCGCCGTGGCCGCCGGATCGGTTGCCCCGTAAACGTTGATGGTGGTGGTCTGGTTGAGCTGGGCGGCCATTTCGCCGCGGGTGAGCGCTTCCCGGTTCTTGGCCTCGTCCGTCGTGCCAGGGCGCTCGTAATAGCGCGATACCACAGCGCCTGCATCCTGGGCGTTCTGCGTTGCTTTCAGCAGGTTTCCGGCCTTCTGCTCGGCACCCTGGGTCAGCTCGTAGTGAACAAATTCAAGCTGCTTGACCAGGTCTGCACGGTCGTCCTTGATGTCGAATCCTGACCATTTTTCGAACTCGCGCTGGCGGTCATCGTGCCATTGCGCAACGCCCCGAGCTCGCCCCCAGTCCCCGCGAGCCTTTGGATCAAGGTTGCTTTCGGCTGCCAGGTTGGCAGTGATGCCGGCGGCCTGTTCCTTGCTCCAGCCCATGGCTTCGAAAAAGTCAGAGGCGAAGTTCGTCTTGTCCTTGTCAGTGTCCTGATTCTTGCGCCAGGCATCAGCCCGAGCGGTCTCTCTGATGGCTTGATCCGGCGTCTGCCCTTCGAATGTGGGGGTTCCGTTTTCGGCATGCCCTTCCCTCGGCGGTAAACCCTGTTTCTCTCTGATTTTGTCGATGATCTTGTCTTCGCCGTCGTTCAAAGTCGGCGCGTACAGGAGTGCAACAGCCCCCGCCAGTGGCGTCAGGATGGCTGCCGCACCGGATAGTCCCATAATGGCAGACCCAAGACTCAGGAATGCTCCAGCCAGGCGGGTTACCCCGGTGATCAGTGAAAGCGCTCCCAGGGCATTCAGCACCCAGAGCAAAGCGATGATCTTAGTGCTCCAGCCGCCGGTGGCCTCGTCCAGCCTCACGAAGAAGTCCCATATTTTCTGGAGAAAGGGAATTGCCTTTTCCACCATGTCGATGAGCTTGACGGTGATGTCGGCGATCCGATTGGCGATCATCGGCCCGTTCTGCTCGAACCAGGCGGAAAATCTCTGGAAGTCCGGGCCAAGCTTGTTCATCAGCGCGGACTGGACCTGGGTCGAGAATGTCTCGAACTGCAGGCCGATCCCGCGCAGCACCTCCATGAACGCGTGCGCGTCTTTGGTGGCCTGGTCCAGCCCACTGTTCTGGAGCTTTTTCCGGTTCTGCTCGAGCTTCTGCCCGAACTTGTCATCTTGGATGGCGCGCAGCGTCTTCTCATCGATGCCGAGGACGCCGGCGTACTGGTTGGCCTGGTACCAAGGCATCGCCTTGAGCTTCTGGCCTACCTTGACTAGCAGATCAGCGGTGTCGAGCAGTTGGCCGTTGGCGTCCCGGGTTTGAACGCCGATCCCTTTCAGGAAGTCTTCGCCGCCAGGGTTGTCGCGCAAGAACCTGGCCATGCCCTCGATCGAGCCGCGGGCCTCATCAGCCGATGCGCCCAAGTCACGAGCAGCATACTCGGCAGACTTCAGGCTTTCGGCGGATGCCCCCACGCGCTGTGACGCGAAGTACAGCCCCTCCAGGTTCGAAGCGAACGCCGAAACACCGGCGGCGACCGTCAACGAAGCCCCGGCAATCACCTTCACCAGGTTGATCACGCTCTTCGTTGCGTTGTCGATGCCGTCGGTAAACTCCTTGGTCCCCTTCTTGTCGACCTTGAAGCCCAGGGCGACCAAGAACTCCTTAATGACGTCTTGATCGGCCATCTATTCCTCCTGAGCTCTGCGGATCCTGGACTTGTTCTCGGCGCGAACCAGCAGCGAATCATTCATTTTTGCGACATCAGCAAGGTCGAGAGTCCCGTCGATCAGGGACTCATAACGACACATGCCCTCATGCACGGGGATCAGCATCCAGTCCTCCCCGTTCGGCATGGACACCAAATCGACCGTCAAGCCTTGGGAGTGGGAGTGCTCCGGCCGGTAAGCATCCCTTGTAAGAAAGGGCCAAGCGACTCGGTGATGACCCGGATGGACAACTTCATCATGACGCCCAGGTCCAGGTCGTCGAACATGCAGACGTTGTGGTTGGTGCTCCAAACGTCATGCCACAACTTTCCTTGTTTTCGGCTTACGGCGCCCAGACAGGTGGCCAGGATGAATTCCGCAGCATCGTCGGGCATGTTGGCGATGCCATCGGCGAACGGCTGCATGACCTCGGCCATAGCGCTCAGGTCACCACTGAGCGGATTCAGCTCGCCATCTTCAGCTCCCTCGGCCGCCTTGGCCGCTTTGGCCGATTCCTTGAGTTTCAAGAACACCGGGATCAGCGTAGGGATGATCGGAGCGACTTTGCGGGACAAGTGGAACTGCTGGAAGGCGCTCAGCTTGCCGATCCGGTAGGTATCTTCACCCAGCTGAAATTCGCTCATCAGTAGGTCCCCAGCAGAGTGTCAATTTTGATCACGTCGAAGACCCAGTCGTAGGTGCCGCCCTCTTCCTTGTAGGTCAGGTCCGGAACCTTCTTGAACGCGCAGGAGCGGCCACCGGTCGAGTCACCGCTCGCGCTGTTGGTGATGGTGATGATGTTCTGCCCCCAGAGCGAGGAGCTGAGCGACTGAGCGTCATACAGCGCCATCAACTTGGCATTCACAGGCGAGGTCTGGAGATAACGAAAGGTGAAGGTGCCGGATTTTGCGGCACGCAGCGAGTGCATACCCTCGCCATCGGCCCCAGTGGTCATGATGTTTTTATCGTCGGCCCGGGAGATCGTGATGCCCTCCTTGGCATTGCCTGCGCCTGCGCCCAGATCGATGACTGCGCCTGCGCCCACCAGGGTCGCGTTGACGTCGAGAAAGCTATAAGTAGCCATAGGTGATCAGCTCCGATCAGCGGTTGACATTGACAATGACGTCGACGAAATGGACGGCGCCGGCCAGCTTGACGGCGATCTGAATGACGGGAGCCTTACGGGCTTCGCGATCAGCCTGGGACTGGCTCTCGACCGGCGCGGCATACACGTAGTAGCCCTTGGTCAGGAACTGACCCGTGGCAATGGCGCCGAACGCTGGTCCACCCCACTGGCCGGGTGCCAGAAGACCATTCGCAACCGCCTGGTCCAGGCGCGATTCAAGCGTAGTGACGAACTGATTGATCCCCGCATTGGTCTGCGGGATCTTGGTTTGGCTGGTGTAAAGCAGGTTCCAGACAGCGGTTTGCAGGTCGTTTTGCAGCCAGTCGAGGCCGTGCACTTCGTCGAAGAAATAGCCGTTGCACATCACCCCTTCCTGGATGATCGCCGTGTCGTTGTTGTAATTGACGAACATGTTGCAGTTCTTCGCCGTCAATGCGGCGGCCTGCCCTTCAGTCAGGCTTTCGGCGGTAATACCTGGCTCCTGCTTGAACTTCAGGGTGATCGTCGTGTTGTTACCCTGGAAATTGACCGTAAACGCTCGCCCGAACACAGAGGCCGCGGCATATGGGGTCGAGCTGGAGAACTGGGTGAAAGTCCGCTTGAAGTTGGCTGCTTTCAGCAGGTAGGCAAGGTCCGTGGTGCTGGTTGGATCGAGGGCCAACGGGTTCTGCGTGGTGTAACCGACGATCCGGCTTTGGCTGGACGCTTCGATATAGGTCGATACGGCCTGTGCATCGGAGGTGGCCACCGAAGGATCAGCAACCAGCAGGCCATACCAGTCGTTCGACATAGCGGCCAGAGTCGTTACTGCATTGAGTAGGGACTCAGCCGGCACACCGCCGACTGGCGCAGATGCAACACCGGTTTGCAGGCTCAGCAGCGCGCTCAGATCGACGCCCGAGGTTGGAGCACTGGCATAGCTGACCGTTGAGGTCGAGCCCGTGGTCGAACTGGTGATGACGAACTGGCTATTGGTGGCATCCCAGACGCAGGTGCCAGCGGCGCCGAGTGCGGTAGAGATCGCCGAAGCCACGCCATTCAGGTTGGTGGTGCCCGACAGGTCGATTGCGCTCAAGGTCTTGAGCGTGCCATCTATGGTAATTTTCATCCCGCCGGTAGTGACCGAGGTGAAATTCGACATGGCCTGCTGGGCCAGCGAAAGGACGCCGCCTTCCAGCAGGCCGGACGTCGCGGTCTTGGCCCACCGACCGGCATAGATGATCGATGGCTGCGGCAACTGGTCAAAGAACAGATTGGCCGCAATGTACTCTTGGGCGGTACTGCCGAAATCGCTCAGCAGTCCGTCAATACCGGAGTATTGGCGGATTCGTTCCGCAATATCGATTACTGGTGACGAACCGAGGACAAGCAGAGCGCCAAAATTGCGCGTGGCAGCTGCCGTCGGAGACATGACGATCTGGACGCTCACGACGTCCGAAATGGCAAGAGTCTGCATTGCTTTCTCCGGGTGGGATCAGTCGACGATCTGAGGATCGGCGGACAGGATGTTGAGGACGGGGTAGACGCGGACCACTTGGCGGCGCATCCGAATGAAGAAATCGTAGCGGCGCACCCACTGCTGGTTGACCAGCTCGGGCACTGGGCGAATCTCGGATGCATTGATGAGGCCCATGCCCTGGGCCTTCACCGCTTCCCTGTTCTGCGGAATGAAGATGCCGTCGCGCAAAATCGAGGCGTAGGCCTGGGCCTGCGGGCCGTAGAACATGCACAGCACCTCAAACTCTTCGTGCATCTGGTACTGGTCGTGACCATCGTCAGATCCGTCGTGATCGATGGCAGGATTTGAGATTGTCTTTATGTCGCCAGCACCCACGGCGCACCAGTTGACGCTTGGCTCTGGCTGTCGTGGCGGCTTCGGCTGCCAGCGCGGACGCACCATCGGCCCGGGCAGGCCGGTGATGCCGACCACCATGGCCTGCAGGATGTCTTCAAGGTCTGTGTCTTCTGCCGGCGCAGGCGACCCCGCCGGTGCGAGGTAGCCACCGGTTGCCGAGGTGTTGCCCATGGTTTATCCCGCCAGAGGTAGAAGGTCGCAGGTCGCGCAGATGAAACCGCGCCCGAAGTGGGCGTAGTCATTGACGTTGGAGACGGTGTAGGTCTTGCCGCGCCAGGTGACGATATCGGCGGTGGTATCACCGTCGCCGGCCGTCAGCTGGAAAATGGTGTGGATGGTGATCGAGCCTTTTTTGCGCTCGGCACCCGCTAGGCGCTCCAGGATGTCACCCTTGTCGCTGGTGACAACGCCGGCAAAGGCGATGTTGGTTTGGGTCGAGGTCGTCCTGCCGTCGTTGCCGACCACCAGGACCTGGCGCTGGCAGGCCAGCCCCGTATCCATAAAGTCTGGATCAAGCAGGACTTCCGACACGTCGAGTAGTGCCATGGCTTCAGTCCTTCTCGCGGATGACGTAGGTGATGGAGTTGCGCAGTTGACCGGTATCGATCAGTGGCTTGGTCCCGGTCCTGCCGCGCCTGCGCCTGGCCGCCAGTGTGCTTTCCGCCAGCGGAGCAAGATCGCCATTGGTGATCTCGTTCCGGGCCCCGGCCTGGGCAATCAGCCCGGTTGCATTCAGCTCAACGTCAACCTTCTCAGAATCGCCATCCATTGCAGCCTTGGCGGCCTTCTGCAGGTGGTTGTTGATGCTTTCCTGCGAGTGGGCAATACCTGGATTCAGGAACGGGCGCGCTGGGATATTCGAAGCCGGCGCGCCGTACTCGTGGATATAGCCCAGTTGCGCGTTGTTGATTGGCTCCTGGTCGCCTTCCTTGCGCTCTGCCTTCGACGCTGGAATACCAACCAGCACCTGCTTTGCTGCAAGTTCCTGGATGGACGCCAGGACCTTCGCGACGTTGTCCGTGGTGATCTTCATGCTCACAGCTGAATCCCTCCCATGCCGACCATACGGGCAAACTGCAGGAGCTGGATGCCGTAGGTAGTCAGGTTGTAGAAACCACCATCCGTGAGCGCAACGGCGCCAGAGTCATAGCCGACGCTGACCTTGTCGACTGACTTTGAGGTGGTCGGACCCTTGACCTGACCGGGCGCACCGCCGACCGAGGCCGCCAGTTGGTTGCCCGCGGCGATGGCCAGGTTGTGGGCTGCGAAAAGTTCAAGACCCAGGTCCAGAAGATCGCACCAACGATCCTCCGGCAACAAATTCGCGCCCAGGGTCAGCCATAGGTTCACGGCTGAATCCGGGTATTTGGTTGTGTCAGCGAACTCAGGGAAGTCGGCGCGAAACTGCGCGGCGTCCATGGGTCAAGCCTTCGCTTTGGCATCCGCGTCAGCTTTGGCCTTAGCCTCGGCTTCAGCTTTTGCATCTGCGTCCGCCTTGGCATCGGCCTTCGCTTTGGCATCCGCGTCAGCTTTGGCCTGGTCATCGTCATCAGTGCTGGACTGCAACGCCTTCGCCTGCTTGGCCGTCAGCACTTCGGTGTGTGCCTTGACGAACCAGTGATCGGCGATATCGTCCTCGAACGGCTGCAGGCCGGCTTCGAACTCGCGAATACCATCCGCCAGGTTGAGCTTGAAGCTCTTGAGCACATTGAGAGATTTCATGGTGCTCTCCTGTCAGAGGCCGTCGCGGTAGGCGATGGTTTCGGGGTAGACGAATTCCACGCCGCCCAAACGACCGAAGTAGGTGGTCAGCTGGCGGATATCGCGGTATTCCAGCGGGGTGCGCTGCAATGGCACCAGCGGGAAGCGCACGCGGTCCACGTCGTTGGTGTACGCCATCATGCGGTTGGTGCCAGATGCGCCGCGACCAACCAGCCATTTCAGCGGCTGGATGTTCAGCGGAACGCCGTTGATCGAGTTGGACAGACTGTTGACCTTCAGGAACTCGAGCAGCGAGATGTTACCGGCGCTCGAAACGATCTGGCTTACCAGCAGGCTGAAGCGGACGGGATCGAGGCGCAGCTCACGAGGACAGATCGCATAGCCGGTGGCCGCCCACGCGCTGTTCAGGATCTCGTTGACGTCGGCCAGGATCTGGGCCGGGGTCGCAGTTGCCCAACCGCCAGTCACAGCGTTGCTGACGTTCGTGACAGTGGCACCGTTGACCAGGCCAGTCAGGCCCAGGGCGGTATCACCGATATAGACCTGCTCATCCACGTCCATCTGGTACTTGAGCTGCATGCCCTTGAACTTCTGCTGATCGACCGGGCGCCCCAGCTTCTGTGCGGACTCCAGCTCGGGGATTGTCCAGCCCAGCTGCATGCCCCACAGGTTCAGAGGCGTTGCGATCTTGCCGATGTCCAGCGCAATGCCTGCGATGGCGTTGGTGTCCTTGCCGATCCAGCTCTTACCGTTCGGGCTGGCACCGCCGGCAGCAGCGAAGGTCGAGTTGGTGAAGGACGAAAGTTCGTCAGCAATGCTGACGTCTTCGCGCAGCTCGATGTCGCGCGACCAGGTCACGGACGCCAGCGGCATATGGAGGTTCTGGTCCAGACGTTCGAGTTCGCCAATCAGGAACACACCGGAGGAGTCGATGGTCTGGGCGTCGAAGGTCATCAGACCGTCACGGGTGTAGGCGCGTTTGATAGCGCGCGGCAAGATCAATTGGCTCATCGAGCTATCTCCGTCAGATGTTGTAGGCGATTTCGACGTTGCCGGAGGCGTCAGCCGCAGACATGAACGTCGCGCCGGTAATGGCGATGGTGTTGGTCGAATCGGCAGCGGCTTCAATGCCACCAACCGGCTTGCCGCTGCCCGGGGTTGCCACCCGCACGTAAACCTGGCTGTCCAGGGCGGCGGTGCCGGCATTGAGCTTCACGGTCATGTAGCCGCGGCGCATGCGGTTACCAACGCCATAGCCCTGGGGCGGCGTCGAGGTGCCCAGCGGATCGGATGCAGCGCCACCAGTGGTTGGGTACGGGCGAACATACAGGCCAGTAACGACGGCAGCAGTGTCGCCAGCGCCGACAGGGATGAACTTGCCCGCAACAACCTTGCCGAACAGGCCATAGCCGCTGAATGGGTTCGTCGGATCGAGGAAAACCGGCTCAATGGTCGACTGGGATGGACGGCTCACGTCGCCCGGAATGCCCGAAGGCATGCGATACAAAAATGCGTTACCCATGGGTAAGTCCTCAGTTAGCGGCGGGTGCCGTTCCAAAATGCTTTGTTGGCCGCGTTGATGGCCGCGACGTCACCAGGACGGCCGAAATCGCTCGTGGCGACCTTGGTGCGCGAGCCTCCGGCGTTGTTGCGCGCCCGGATCAGTTCGGAGGCGCCCATGAACGCGGTAGCCACCTGGTCAGCAGTCAACGCGCTGATCTGGCGACCGAAAAGGAAGGTGTTGACGGCGGTCTTGCCGTCCTCGGTCTGCATCGCCTTGGCCAATGCAGCGCGCTGGCAAGCGCAGACGTGGTCGGAGGTTTTCACCTTCGAATCGCGGGTTGGAATGGACATGCCCGGGGCCAGGATCTCGGCGCGGGAGCGAAGGTCGGTCAGGACGGCGGCATCACCGGTATAGACCTTTCCGGAAGCGTCGGGGACGTGGGCCGCACGCTCTGCCTCGAGGACGTCATCGCCGGTTGGCACGTTGTCCAGGTCCTCGTCTTCGTCCTCGGTGAGTTTCTTCACCTCGCCCTCCATGTCGCCCATGCGCTTGTCCAGGGCTTTCATGGTTTTGAGGATGGCGTCGAGGGTCTTGGAGTCGCCGGTTTTCGCCGGCCTGTCGTTTTCCTCTTCTTCCAGTTCGTCGCCGGTCTTGGCCCCTTCCAAGGCCTCCTCAAGGGCGGCCTCGTCCTTCGCACGAAAGGCGGTCATCACCCGGTCGCGCCAGGTGCGTTGCGGTTTTGCATCAGTCGTCTTGGCCACTTCGGAATCTCCAATTGCGCACCGCGGGCCACAGCGGCCGCGTTCTACCAGGGCAACGTGGTTACCCACGATGTTTGTCTGGCGGCCGCGACCGACCGCCAGTTGTTCGTATTCGGCGTCGTATCCGCAGGACACTTGCCGCAGACCGCTGCGCACCTCTTCGATGGCAACGGAATCGGTGATCAGCAGGTCGGCCAGCATGAGATCGCTTTCAACCCCGTCACCCTGGCGAACGTTCTGGGTGATACCCATCGACAGTTCGCGCCAGTTGGCGGGCGTCACAAAGTCATCGGGGTGACTCATCGTTACCGGCTTTCCTTCGAAGCTGGCGATGGTTTCGGGGCGGAACACCTGATCGGGGTTGCGCTCGATGGTCACCAGGCCATCCTGGCCGCCTTCGATAATTGGTCCGTCCTCGTTGACCAGTTCGCTCTCGTCGTAAACGAGCGTGCCGGTGCGAGCGATGGGTACCGCCTCGCACAGCAGGAAGCCCTCGGGGGTCATGCTTTGCCGGGCGCTCAGACGCTCAGGCGCGAACCATCGCCCGGCTTCGTCCTGGGTTCTCACTTTCATGGATTGGTTACTCGGGGATAACGGGGTCTTCCCAGCAACGGCAGTTCGGGAAGCACCCGGCGTGGCCGGTCATCTTGTCCAGGGTCGGCGGCGAGTCCCAGCGGACGAACTTTCCGTTCATTTCGGCGTGGGAATGGCGCACGTCGGAATCGCCCGATGTCCGCCAGATATAGCCCTCGCTGCCCACCGACCTGGCGCGAGCCTCGGTCAGCACCGAGGACGTGCGGGAAACCTCGGTTCGGGCAATCACCTTGGCCTTGCTCTCGGACACTTCGCCCGAACGCATGATTTCCTTGGCGATTTCGTTCGACCGGGTGCCATCCTCAATGCCTTGCAGCGTCAGTTCGTGCACGCGCTTGGCTGCGTCGAGCGGGATGCTTTTGATCAGCGTCACCTGTTCGGCGAGCAATCCCTGCATGACCTGGCCGGTGGGCGCATTGCGGATCTCGTCGCGCAAAGCCTTCGACATGTTCTCGGTCATCACCGCCCAGGCCTTGCGGTCCTGCTGGTTGACCTCGACGAGCATCTTGCTGGCGGTCGATACGGCCCAATCGCCCAGCAGATCGGAATAGCGCTGGAGCATCTGGTTGATCGTGGGTTCGGCCGCTGGATCGCCAGGCGGAAAGCCGTTGATGATGCTTCCCACCTGGCGCGCCACCTGCGACAGCGAGGACTGGTATTGCCGTTCGGCTCTACTCGTCCTGACCGGATTCCGGTTTCGCTTTTTGTCCCGGGTTTTCAGGCGCATCGATCAGATCCTTTTCACCGGGGACTGGTGGTGGTTCATCTTCGGCCGCCTTGATTTCATCATCCGTAATGTTCGACCACATGCCCGTGGTGTTGCTGGACTGACGAAGCTCTTTCAGCGCGGTCGGACGGTCGATAATTTCCGCTTCGAATGCTGTCACGATCGAGGTTGTGTCCTTGGCAGCGATCTCGGCCTTTTCGGTATCGCTGAGCTGCCAGAGCGGCACGAAGTCGAAAGCAAAACCCTCGGGGAGTGGCTTGCCAAGCTCAGATCGACTGATCACATCGCAGAGGGTCGTCACGCCAGGGCGAAAGTACGTGTCCTGGTCGCTCTTGACGCTGTCGTAGTAGATGCGCACGGGCTCTGAACCATCGCCCAAGCCGCCCGGCGACTGACCGAACAGGATGATGTCCGGAGTCTCCACTGCACCGCAGACCTGCTCTGCGAACTTGTCAGCAACATCCGACAAGCCGGCAAAGTTGTATTGGTGGGCCTCGAACTTGTCCTTTGCGTCCATAAGGGTTAATCCCTCATTGGACTGCATCGTCCGAATCATTTCGATCTGCTTGAGCAGCGCCTCAAAGGTGCGGCCACCTGTTGCAATCAGCTCACGAAGCCCCTCAACCGAGTAGGTTCGTAGGTGGGCCTTGTAGACCAGTTGGGCAATGCCCGACGTGACACTGTCGAATGCAATGAGGCGATCCCACAGGCGCTCTAGCACCGACTGGCCCCAACCGTTTTCGGCAATCCGCTGCCAGTACGGCAACTCCACGCCCTCGCGACGAATCACACGGGAGTAGTGGATTTTCTGGTTGACCAGCGCCTGGGCATCGGCCACCACGGTGTAGAACTTGGGTTTTCCCATGTCCGGACCGTATTCAGTGACCAAGTTCTCCAGCGACGGCTGTACGAGCCAGCGGTCGAGCACCAGCAGCCCCTTGAACTGGCCGGGGCCAATCGTATCGAGGCGCAGCGGTGTTTCTGGCTTCTGGCCGTCGATCAGCATCACGGCGATGGAGCCGCCATAAAGGCGCGACCATTTCTCGTTGTCGCCGAGAGCTTTCCAGATCTGCAGGCGCTCGAAGGCGCGCGAGAGCTTGTCCTTTTCCTCGGGGGGCATGACTGAGTTGAACTCGATACCCTCCCGTGTCATGTCCTTTGCCCGGCAGTCCACTGCCCGGCCTGCCAGCCAGCTGGAGCGATACACCGCTTCCATCTGGATGCGATTGCGGCTGACGAAGCTGAAACCGTAGCCGCTGTCGCTGTGCTGGTTCTGGGTGCCCAGGCCGACGCGGGCGGTGAAGTTCTGGAAGCTGTCGCCAGTCATGAACGACTTTCGTGCCGCGTCGGTCTGCTGGTTGGCCTTCGCAGCCCGAGCGCTCAACTGATGCTTTTTGCTCATTCTGCGAGTCTCTTCCAGATGTCGATGGACCTGGCCGCCGGCTGATAACAAATCATCACGGAGTCAGCCAGGTTTGGCGATTTCGTGCCCTCGGGTGCCTTGTCGATGACGACCTTGCCCACGGCGTTGATGGTGTAGGTGGGTTGCGAGAGCTCCATGGTCAGGAGCGACAATTCAGCCAGATCCGGCGATATCGAAATCAGCTCGTCTGGATCAAATGCCATTCCCTCAATCACGGCGCGGTAGGTCGCCTGGAACCGCATGCGAAGCGCCCACCAGGCCTGGGCCTTGGCGTTGGCAAAGAAGTCCTTGTTGAGGCGTTCCTTGACCATCTGGCCTTCGGGGTCGTGCACACCACCGGAACCGCGAAACGGCTGGTCGTTTATCTGCTGGACGCCCTGCTCGCGGCGCAACTCGTTGATAACCCGAGCATCACCGCGAACCCCGGCGCCCAGTCCATCCGCGTCATAGTCGAAAGCCTCATACCGGCGCTCATCGCAGATCGAGAACGCTTTGACCACGGTGGCGTAGATGTCGCCACCTTTGCCGGACCAGGACTCGAGGAAGTCCAGCAGGAAGCCATGACGGCCCGCGAACGCGTTCATGTCTCGGCCTTCGTCTGCCACGTCGAGACCACCACGGCGCATGCCGGTAGGTTCGATGCCTAGCTTCAGGTGTGCGCCAACCGCCGCCTGTATCCAGGCTGACGGAATCACAACGCCCTCAACCGAGGCCGCATAGTTGATGTCGATCTCTTGGGCAACGGTGACGGGGTCCAGGTCGTTGACCTGCTTCTCGTACCAGGCATCGTCCTTGCGCGGGTCATCCCGCCAGTGGAACGTGAACACCTTGATCTTTCCGCTGTGCCGGCGCTGGGCGAATGAGTTGCCCATGCCGTTCGGCGTTGAGATGTCTTGCCGACAGTTGGTGGTAGCCGACAGCGATGCGTCTACGAGCTGCGGACGCTCTAGGAACGCCGACTCGTCCACAATGTAGAAGCTGGTCCGGTCACCCCGGCCAATGCCGTCACCCGACTCGCCCGTGATTACCGAACCGGTGTCCGGGAACAGAACGCGCATGTGCGGGGCGTGCTTCCGGTCATCCCAGGTGCCGCGGAACTCCTTCGGCAGCAGGCGCATAAACGTCCGAGCCTTGTCGAACAGCGACTTGGGCGATCCGATCTTGTCCACGTACTCCTCTTTGCGAGAGCCGAAACCCACCACAAAGCCGGAGTTGAACATGCATACGGTCGATGCCAGGCCAATTGTCAGCCAGGACATACCCATGTCGCGGGTCTTCTCGGTGATCCCGGGCTCCTGGCTGCGCCACCGATCCATGAACCACTCGATCCACTCTTCCTGCTTGGGGAACAGCAGGAACGGGATGGATGCAGGCAGTCCGCGCTCAACGTTGCGCGGATCAGAGGTCATGCCCCAGTCGATGATGAACTGGGCAGGATGGTCGCGGTAATAGGCCTTCAGCGCAGTCAGCACGCTTGGGTCTTTGCGAATGCGCGCCAGCCTTTCCATTCGCCACTCGAACACCTGGCTGTAGTCAGGGTTCCTGAAGTCGAATGCGAAAGGGATTGGCATGCTATCCGCCTGAAATCATCTCCTGATAAATGCGAGCGGCTTCTATCGGGTCAATGGGTATTACGACAGAGCCCGGCGTCGGGCTGCTGCCCTCTGGCTGCGAGTCAATGCTGTAAGCCTGGCGCTCAAGGAGGATCAGGTTCTTCAGCGTCTCGCCGAGTTCTTTCATGGTCTTCGTGCGAGTCGGCAGGCTGGACATCTTGTTCGCCAGGGCGAGAACGTCAGCCATGTCGCCGGCTTCGTCATCGTCGCGAAGCTGGGCGATCAATTCCCTCACCGTGCCTTGTTCTTCCGTCAAGCCTTCCAGTTCATCGAACAGCAGGTTTGCCAAGCGTCTTGCCCTTCCGATGTCCTTCCGGTGCGCCATGCGGATGTCCGCAATGACCTGGGCGTTCGCCTCAACGATCCCACGCTCGGTTGCCAAAGTTTCCGTGGCAACCTTCGTGGCAACCTCGGCTTTGGCAACCAGCGAATCAGCCTTGGCCTTGATCTTCGCCTTGAGGTCGCGCTCCCAGTTTCCAGCCTTGGCCTTCTTCTGGATGGCGGTGTGCGATACCCCGCACGATGTAGCGATCTCACGCACTGACAGCAGGCCAGCCCGGTAGAGCTGCTCTATGCGCTCCCAGTCAGGGGTCTGCTTGCTGGTCATGGGTTACCTCACATTCAGACGACTTTCTTGGCCAGCTTGACCAGCAGATCCCAGTCGCTTTCGATGTCGTGGCCCAGGGCCAAGAGGAATTTCTTGAGCACGTCTGTGTTGACGGCATCGGGCGCTGGCGCGGTAGCAGGTGCAGCAGCCGGAACCGGAACCGGCGCAGCAGCTTCGGGCGCCGCAGTGATCGACAGGCTGACCTGGCTGGTGTTGTTGGCATCGTTCGGCGAAGTCGCGGTGATGACAACAGTGCCAGCGGCTACAGCGGTAACGGTGCCGCCTGCGTCGACGGTGGCAATGTTGGTATCGCTGGATTCGAAGATTGCGGCTTCGCTGGCGACCAGTTGCAGAGTGGCGCCGACGAGCAGGACGAGCGTGGAAGCGGTGATGTTCATCTGGGGGACCTCGGGTTTGAAGGGGCCCGCAATCCATGCGAGGAGTGATTTGAAGGGGTTCATTTCTGAACCGCTCCGACTGGATCGAAAACATGGTCGCGGCGAGCCCAGACGTACAGCACAACCCCGGCGTGCATCAGCACCACGTAGAGCGACGGGGTGAACCCGTGCAGGGCCTTGGCCAAACTGCCGAATGCACCGATGGCGACCAGGTAGAAGGCGAAGGCCAGCACCGGGTGTTCGGTCGGGTGGATCTTGCGCAGGTATTCAGCCGCAGCGCCCACCACCAGGATGCACAGCAGCGCGTCGAACGAACTCAGGATGATGTTCATGTCAGGCCGCTCCTGTAGCGCCGAACTTCCCTGCCAGGGCTTTCAGGCCTGGAATGATGTTCATGGCCAGCAGGCCGATCAGGAAGGCAACGCCGTTCTGAGTGTCACCATCCACAGGCAAGTTGAAGTAGTGGACGGCAAGGGGGGTTGTGAAGATCGCCGAGGCGAAACCGGTGCCGACAGCCGAAGCAGCTTGGCCGCGAGTCAGCCCACGCAGAAACGTCAGCGATAGCACCGCACCAGCAAAGCCGGCAGTGGCCACGCCATACTTGGCCAGCAGCAAGCCGGCAGCGGTTGTGCTCGCTGGTTCAGCCATGGGGATCTCCGGGAATAAAAAAGTCCGCCAGGGAGGGCGGACAAGAGCGCAGCGAGGAGCAGCACCGTGAATTCTGAGGGCCTGATAAGGCCCAGGTGATCCGCATGTGCGGGCACTTG